AATAACTAACTTTTTCTACCCACAATACTGTTTCGCTATCAACTTTTCTTATTCTGTAATAAAAGTCTTGAATAAAATGTGTAGCGTAACTTGTTAAAGTACCTCTTACTAACGGTTTTGTATTATTTTTAATATACATTCCTGCTTTGATACCGTCAGAAATAAAAGTAGCATCACTATCTGTTAAAACCCAATACGAATCTCCAATAGTAGGGGTAACATAAGAGGTAAAAGCGCTTGTTTCTGCGGTATTAAGTTTATTATTCCAACTAAACATATAATTAGAATTAGAATCATTTTTAAAACCTTTAATTCTACCTATACCGTTATCTAAAAATATAGTAACATCAGTAGGCTCTACCCAAAAGTGACCTTTAGAAATATTGCTTGCTAATGTAGTATTGTCACCTACTATTTGAGAAGTATAGTCGTGTTTTTTATAATTAACGTCTGTGCTTAATGTAGTAGATGGAGCGTATTTATAATAATTATCTATAAGTGCTACATCACCTCTACTAATAGCATAATAATCTTCTAAATTAGTTCTACCACCTACCTCTTGATTTATACTACCATTATTTGCTAAAGTATTAAGATTAAAAAATTTAGAAGTATCTATTAATATCATAGAGCCGCCTTTTTCATGCCAATCTCTATACACACTCAAATCTGTAGAACTGCCGTAAGTTATTGCGTATTTTATACCACCATTACCACCTGTATCATTACCTAAATAAATATTATCTATAATAAAATAACCGCTATTTGAAGCGTCTGTTATTTGAAATATACCGTTGTGTCCACTTTGACTTGCATTCCATATACCTACATAATCTCCGTTAGATAAACCATGACTTGCTTTTGTTACTCTTACCTTTAAAGTACCATTACTTGTATTACCACCACCTTCGTTAAGAAGAGTACAAGTTTGTTGATTAGTATAATCAAGAGGACGGGAAAAAGGGCCATCTGTACTATCATCTAAAGTAGAATCTAATTCCCATATATCATAATCTTCGCTTTGTTTTAATTCTGTAAATACTCTAGGATTTCCTTCTTCGTCAAGGTCATCTTCAAACAGTAATTTTAATGAATAATTGTCCATTTTAGGAGAAACAAGACCGAAAGATTTTTTTCTTAATCCACCATCAGCATCAGCAGTACCATCATTTCTCATGTCAGCCCACAATACCCACATATGTTTATAATCGGTTCTTAAATCTAACACGCTAACCTTTGTTGCTTCTGATATTTGAGTTAAAGAGGTTTGCCAATTTTTTCCTGTTCCCGCATGATTTAGGCTAATATACTTAACACCCGCTAAATAATATTTACTGTTGCCTGTGTCATGCCATTTATGACGATAGATAGCAAAATCATTAATCATTTTTTGTGTAGTATGTGTTGCTGATTTTACAGGTCTTTGTATTTGTATTACTCCGTGTGTAGGTGCGGCATTAAAAGATGCTTGAGTTACTTCTATTTGATTAGCGTTTGCGGCAGTAGTGCTAGGAACTACCGATGTAGTAATAGCAGAATATTTTATTTCACCAAAATGATATTGAAACCACAAAGATAAAGGTAAATCTCTCATCCATACTGCGTGTGAAACTCTATTAGAAACATCTTCACTTGTTGGTGCGGGAGTAATAACCCCACCTGTTACTGTTGTTAAGTTTTTCCTGTCGTTACCGCTTAATAAACCATCATTATTAATCCAAGTACCATACTCTATACCAAAAACACTACCTTCATAGGGAGTATAAGTTTGTATTTGCCACAAATAAGTTGCGGTGTTAGCACCTATACCATAATTATAATTAGACGTACTATGATAATTAAAAATCTTTTTTATACTTTTAATTTCATGCCTTTCTCCTAAAAATACAAAATGTTCTCCTGCCCTAAGATTAGGGTCTACATCTAAACAAAGAGTGAAAGTATCTGATATTGCTTCTCCACCCATAATTTCTTCAAATTGTGCGTCATCTGTTATAGCGGTAATTTTAGAAGTAACATTACCATTTCCTAAACCACTTGCTAGTGGTATTTGAGCAGTTATTCTACTGTTTATAAGATAGTTTTTACCAAAGTTTTTAAGGTTATATGTATGTGCAGATATAGTTTGTGCTATTTCTATAGATGTTACTTCATTACCCGATACAGTAATGTCTAACTTACAACCCGAACCTGTTACATTATTAGTTCTTACTACAGTAGCCCCTGCACTATAGTTAGTATTTAAATCTGCTACAGTTAATACATTACCACTTTTACCACTGTAACTTATAGCATCACCGTTTACAGTAATAGTACCACTATTATTAAATCCTGTAGCATCAGTTAGTGTCAGTTGTGTTTGTCCGTCAGTATAATTAGAGGCTAAAGTAGTTAAAGCGCCCGAAACAGTAGTAGCAATACTTTCATAAGTTCCGTTTGCTAAAGTGGTATTCCAAGCAGACTCTACAAAAGTTTTTACTCCGTTATTATTTGCAGTAACTACACCACCTAAGAGAGAACCTACTGTTGGTACAGAAGTATAACCATACCCCGAATCTAAAACTTCTGCCGCTATAATTTTTCCTGTATTTGGGTCAGCAACCCATTTAGCAGTAGCAGTTTCAGAAATATCTTCTCCGGTGTCTCCTATATAACTAGGCGGAGTAGATATACTTAGTGGCCCTTCATAAATAGTTGTATCAGTTCCATTATTATTTACTACAGAATAATAACCTGTAGCAAAATAATGATTTTCACCACCTTCTATTACATTAATATCTTCTAAATAATGTCTAGTAGGGTGTGTAGCCATTAAATGTATATAATTTAAAAACCTAGTATATTCCTCACTTGATGTACCTGCTAGGCTAGTTAAATAATCGCTTTGAGTCATATAATTAGAGTCTGTATATTCTATACTAGAGCCTATATATTTACCTGCATAAACTACACAATTACTAAGATTATGAACTAAATCATTATCAAGAATATTACTTGCTATATCGGCAGTATTAGCGGCATCAAAAGTTACGTGTTCTTGTGTAACTCCGGCAGTAGTAACATCGTTAACTGCATTAATAACTAAAGATACGTCATCATAACCGCTAATACCTGTATGTTTTATAGTTACAGTTTGCCCTACACCAAAACCGGGATTTCCTGTCATGACAAAAGTTATTTTACCATTACTTTCTTCAAATATATAATCTACACCCATACCTTCATAATCATTCTCTAAACTATTTGGCCCAAAAGTATCTTCGTTATTGTATATTTGTATAGGGTGACCGGAATGTAGTTGAGTTCTTTGGTCGCTTCTATTTTCATAAGAATCCATATGTGTTCTACCTAATGTACCTGCTAAAGTTTTTAAATTATTAGCGCCCATATTCATAACCTCTTTCATACCTTCTGCTTCGTAGTGCCAATACAAACTACCTGTTTCGCTTGTATTTAAACCACCTTGACCTACTTCCCATAGCGGTAATTGTTTGTTTAGAATATTAAGTGAGTCTTGTGCTTCTATTTGTATTTCTCTATCTTGTAAATTTTCTTTAACGGTTAAATTAGTTATTACCCCTTTCCATATTGGTCTATCTATACGGGCAATATCTTTAGACCCTGTTTCACCTGCTCCTGCAAACACTAACATATACCATTCTTTTAAAGATTCACCACTAAACAAATTATAAATTTGTTGGTCATATTGTGTAGTTTCAAATCCGTATTGATTATCTGAATGGTATTGTGCTTCATCTAAAAATTTTAAATTTGCGGAAGAAATACCATTATTAGTAGTATTAATATCTAATGTGGTCATAGGATTTAATTCTTTGCCGGATGGGTCGTCTGTTAATGGCCTATATACGGCGGCTCTATCTAACATTAAAGTAGTTACAGTTTTATCAGTATTAAGTGGTGGGTGAGTGTATATTTCCCAACCATACATGGCACTAGCATTTCTTGTAGCCCCAAAATTATTAGTGCTTTTCAATACCCCATCTTGATACACTTTAAATTTTTGTGCGCCATCTGTGTAATCTATGTGTACGTCTACGTCTATCCACATACTATCCGTTGTATTGTTAATAGCAGTTTTATTACCGTCATATAACATAGGGTGTGTGTTGTAATTTGATAAATCTAAATCAAAAGAAATAGCGGGTGTTCCTGTAAGACCGTCTTCTAAAAATGTGTTCATACCATATAAATTACCCTCAGTTAAAGTAGTAGCGGTAACGCTACCGCTAAACCCGGCTTTTATTGTTACTTTTGGTACTACTGCACCATGACTATTTGTTGTACCATTAAACGAACGTACTGCTAATCTAAAATGTAACCAATCACCTGTATCTCTTGAGTTTAAACTACCATCGTAAATTAAAGTAGGTGTTGACGGTGTAGAATTACTACCTGTTTTATCCCAAGTTTGTACACATAAAAACGGTTGACCGGAAGGGGATTCTACAGTAGCAAAAACATTCTCAGCCGCCGTATCGCTACTTCCAAAATTTATGGTTTCTCCCATCCAATGACCTGCCAAATGCGCTTTAGCAGTTCTAGTAATGTTAGCGTGTGTACTGATAGTATTTTTTCCCGAAGTTTTGTTAGCAAAAGTAGTAGCGTCACCATATCCTACCATATCGCTTCTAGCAAAACTACTGTCTATAGTACCCGTAGGAACTATATATCTAGTAGAGGTATCGTGACCATTACAAAATAATTGGTAAGCATCATTACCATAAAGTCCTGTTGTAGAATTTGGTGTAGTTCTAAATTTATTAACATTTGTAAATCCATCGGGATATTCTAATTGTGACCTACCTTGATAAGTGTCATTTAAATTTCTAATAGGGTCGTAAGAAATCCATTCAAACAAACCTTTGTTGTGTAATAATTTATTAGTAGCACTAGCAAAAAACTCGCCGGAAGTTAGAGTAGAATTATCCCTAACTCTATCTAAAATACACCAACGGTATCTAGGATTTAATGTAGCCTCACCATTTAAAGGATTACCAAAATGTGATTTGTACATTAAATATTCTGTTTTATTATTTGGAGAATTAGTATCTTCTGCTATGGCTCTAGCCCCTGTAAAATCATCATAATAGCCCGTAAGCCATATACCATATTTATCTTTGACACTACGAACCATACAATAACCTCAAATTACCATACCGCTTGCACTACCTTTTTGTTGTATTTTTCTAATAACTTCATTTGCTATTTCATCACTTGTTAATCCTGTAAAGTTATTAGTCATAATTACTTCTGTATTTGCTACAAAATTTTCTACTCCGGTGTGCTTAACTTGTTTAACTAAATCTCCTGTTACTGCATCTGCTTTAAAACCAAAGAACATTTCTTCTCTAGCGTTGGCAAACTCTTGTGTTTTATTTTTCATAGAATCTAAACCACTAAAGTCTACATCTGAACCTACACTTAATGCCATATTTGCTTCCATGTCTGCAAACGAAGCACTTAAAGCATCTACTGAATCGGTGTTAGAAATCATAGCATCGTCAAAGGCTTTGCTTTTAGGTAGTAACTTTTCTATCGCTAGACCTACTGCTAAAAAGACTAAACCGACACCCGAAAACACTAAAAAACTTTTAAGGCTTCTTTTGGCAAAGTTAATTGCATTAGCCAAGAATATTGTTGCTTTACCCAATGCACCTGTAGCGGCAGTATTAACTACCTTAGAAGTAGTATCTGCGTTTATGGCAACAGTTTGTGCTATTATAGCCCCTGTAGTTATCATAGTTTCAATCATCATGAATCCCATAGTCAAAGCCATTAATATCATAGATAATCTAGCAAGGTCTATTCCCATAACTAACTTATCACCAAGTAAAGAAGATAAAGCCATAACTGATACATCTATAATCATAAAGATACCACTAATTTTCATCATAGTCATACTTAATTTCATACTGCTAGTGTTTAATGCGTTTGTAGCGTGTGTTAGTTGGTCAGTTAATATTATTTCCTGCTCAATAAGTCCTTTTCGTTGTTTTTCTAAGAAAATTAATCTTTCCTTTGATACATTTAATTTATGAACAGTAAACCCGTATTTTTTAGTGCCTTCAGTGTTTTGTTTTTGTATAAACGCTCTGTTTTTTTCTATCGAAACAAGATTTTTCATTAAGTCTGTTTGTAGTTTTATTAATTGATTTTCAGTTTTTAAATTCTCTTCATTTTGAGCGTGGTTACTTTGTTCTTTAGCAGATTTTCCTAATTGCACTCCCGACAAAGCCCTTACTATTTGAACTTGTGTTAGTAAAGCAAGGTTTGTTGCTTTTACATTTATAAAAGCAGAAAAGAAAGGGGCAAAAGTAGTTTGTAAGGCTTTACCTAAACCGAATAATTTACTTAAACCTTTTTCTGAACCATCTAAGGCTACAATTGTATCTACTATAGTTTGATTAAATCTATTTTGTATATTTATTGCTTCTATTTGTCCGGGTATAAAAACATCACCTATTGTAGCATTAGTTAATTCTAGTTCTGCTCTAGCCCTATCTAACTTAACGGCATTACTGTCCATCATGTCTCCTAAGAAACCTACCGCTTCTCCTGCTTCTGTCATAACTGCCGCAGTTTGTTCTGTGGCTTCCATATTTAATTGCATTACTCTATCATATGCTTCCATTAATTTTATGAATCTTACATAATGTCTGTTACCTGCTACTTGTTGTGCTATAGCCTGTTTTTGACCGCTATTAAAAGTTTGCCATTTAGGATTTAGTTCCTTCATTATGTCAGACATTGGTTTAAGAGAGCCATTAGCCTCTGTTGTTGCTACACCTAAATCATTTAATGCGGTAGCCGCACCGGAAGTATCAGCACCTAATCTAGCATAAGTCATTCTTAATGCTCTACCTGCTTTTCCTTGTTCTTCACCGGCTTCAATTAAGGCGGCTGATTGTGCGGCCATCATAGCAATACTTTCACCTGCTAGGTGTGCCTGTGAAGCAAACTCATTCATAACACCTGTAATTTTAGAAAGTGTAGCCGCCGAATGGTCTTCTACCGAGTTTAATTCGTTAAGAGTACGAGACATTTCTTTTGTGACTTGTATTCTTTTTTGTTCTACACTCATTTGATTAAATGCGGCTTGTGTAGTATCTCTAAAAGCAAAACCTGTTTGTTGTTGTAAGTTAATTAACTTTATCATAGCAGTTTCCGGTGTCATATCACCCATCAAACCAAACGCTAAAGCCGCTTCTGTTGCTTGGGGAATTACTTCTTCACCTAATATAGAAGACAATTGTGCCATCCTAGCACCTGCTTCTAAAGATTGATTAGCAGTAAACCCAAACTGCATACCTACTTCTTGTATTTGTCTTGTAAGAGTACCTTCTGTTGCCGCACCGACACTAATAAATTTTTCAAACTGTATTGTAGCCTTTTCTAATTCTTGTGATAATGGTACAGTAGCATCTACTACGGCATTCATTTGTTGTGCTAACAAAGAACCGGCATCTTCTATACCTGCTAAACCATCTACTACTAGACCTTGCATAATAGTCATATGTGCTGATGTATCTTTAAGCATTTTATCTGCTTGAAACGTACCTACAATATCGAAGAAAACCCTAGATGCTCCTGCTCTTAAAACAACCATAAGGACTCCCATGAGTCCTAGAATTATAGGCATAAAAGAAGTAAGAAAATCAAAGAACAACATTACTTCTCATCTCCACTCACACGCCTTACAGGTACACCTGCTCTCTCTACGATGCTAAAGAAGTCGTCGGTGTTGCTTAAAGGTTCGTCTTGAGGTATTGTTGTATTGTTCTCTCTTGCTTTTCTTCTTTCATTTCTACGCTTAACTGCACCTGCGGCATCACTAGCCTTAGCAGAAGTAGAAGATTGTGAGTGAGCCTCACTAATAAGTGAGTTAATTTCTTGTGCTATTTCTAAATCTAATTTTAATCTATCCATGCCGTCATCGGTATCATACTTATACCATAGGTCGGAAGGTAAAACGCCCTTAAAAGCCATGCAAAGAGAGGGCGCTACTCTTGCGAAGAGTCCAAAGGGATTGCGGCAGATTCATCATCTCCTCTAACCCAAGATAAAACTCTCATAAGTTCATCACTTTCTAAGTCATCAAGGTCAATATCTTCGGGGCTAATAATACAATGTTCTAACCAAGCATCTACTTGTGCTTCTATACCTGCACCTGCTTCATCTAAAGCATCTGCAAATTCTTCATGAGTATCCATACCCCATTCTGTAGGTTCACCTTTATCTCTAAAGCCTCTAAATACTTTAGCCTGTATACTTTCTATTTTTAATTTCTTACGGCCCGATATTTGGCGTACCATAATTTTGCTACCGTCGTTTAGTTCAATTTCTTTTTGTGCTATTGGCATATTTCTTCACTCTCTTACTCTTCTCTAATGGCACTTCGGCCTCACTTATTAGACGTACTGTACCGTCTTCGTTAATTTCCCATAACCCGATACTGTTCTTAAAGGTTTCTGTGAATTGCCTAGAAGCACCTGCCCTAGACATAGTAATCACGATTATGCTACGTCATACCAAACAACAGTAAGTCTTCTGCCGGTAACTGATGCACTAATAATTACGTCACTATTAGCAATAGCGGCTCTTAGTGCGGTTTGCATATCTGCCGCACTTCCTTCCATTGAGAATACTTTTAGTTTAGTTTTATCTGCTATAACTACTCCGCCGTCATATGCCATCTAAATCACTCTTCCTTCTTAGCGGCTTTTTTCTTAGCAGGTGCTTTTTTCTTTGCCGGTGCTTTTTTATCTTCTACTGTTACTGATTTTGGCATACTTAATCACCTCATGCGTCGTAAGCAGTAGTTTGTACATGACTTCCACTACCTATTAATTTAGCCTCAATTGCTTTTCCTGCTCCAAGTGTAGAAGCATCATAGAAGGCTTGGAAACCTACACTCATTCTGTTTGGGTCACGACCACTTACAGAAGCAGTAGGGGCTTCAAACCTTACGTTAAAGAATTTAAATTCAAGAGAATCATTTCCATCTTCACTAGCAAATTTAATTCTAATAGCGTCTTTACCTCCGCCCGGCTGAATTTTGTGAACTGATGAACCTGTTAGTTGTGTATATGTTGGTTCGTTAATATATCCGGCAGTATCAGAATAAAGAACTTCGTTAAATTCCATAGTACCTGTTATTTCTCTCATTGTAGTAGGTGGCGCTCTTGTAAAAGACCTGTTACCTACCGCATATGCTGAATCCATATCACGGTTAATGTTTATCTCAAAAGAAATTTGTTGAACTTTGATTGTTTTATCGGGATGGTCGGCAAAAATAACTTGTGCATCAGCAAAGTGAAGTGCGTCTACTGCAAGACCCGCATAATCTACATCTGTTACTAAAGTAGTAGGAGTTTCTTCGTTTTTACCAATGAAGTCAACAGAAGCCATAACATATTCGTTTAGGTTAGCACTAAATGATAATTTAGAAGCAACCATACCTGTAAATGTGTGTTCTTTGTCTCCACGACCTACGCGCATTGTATATGATGGGTAAGCGTGTGTTGACAAAACAGGCTCATTAAAAATATGATGTCTTGCAGTACCTAATCCTAATGTTGCCGCCGCATTACCGCCGCTTGCTAATCCACCTATTGTTGCACCACTAGCACCTACAAAAGATACTGTTGGTACTGCACTTGCATAATTTTTACCCGGATTTACTATGTAAGCATCAGTAAGTCTGTAAGAGAACATTTCAACTCCACTATCAATATCGTTTCTATTACTTTCATCAGCCGCAAAAGTTAATTGGGTAGTTGATATAACAGTAATAGTACCGACAAAAAGACCTGCCGCAGTATATAATCTATCGCCAACATTTAGAAGTGATTGGTTAATAACTGCTACACCACTTAATTCTACGTGGTGTTTGTTAGCGGCACTAATATTTGCCGCACCTGCACCTGCTTCTGTTCTTTTTGTAGTAATATTAGAAAAATTAGAAGCCGCAACATCACCATCTTCCATACTTTCTGAACTTGAAATACCTGTAGATACTAACGCTATTGTACCAACAACTTCACATGCTTCTGTATTTGTACTACCATTTGCGGCAACAGGAATTGAGAAGTTACCTGCGGTAGTGTATTTTCCACCTCTATTTGTTATAGTAATACTTTCTATAAATTTATCTCCTTCTTCTGTAGCAGGTAAGAAAGCATGTAAAATTTTACCCATAAAGTCATCCGGTTGAACTGCTAGATTAATTGTACCTTCACCGAATTGAGTATTAGTAACCGCTTTAGATGCTACTTGTCGGCTCATATCACTTCTAGCAAGCAACTCAAAAGTTTGCTTCATTGATTCGTCATCTACTTCTCCGTATGTAATGGTGTTAGTGTCATCAAAAGTAACAGTAAAAGCAAAACTACTTCCGCCCGATAAAGAAGAAGTAAAAGTAAAATCAGTAAATACTAGATTTGATAAATCATTGTAATCTTGTCCACCTTCTGTCAAAACCATAGTTAAACCACCGCTATCGCCTGTAGTCCAAGTTCCTTTAGCATTAAAACCACCTCTTACAGTTGCGGCTTTTGTTCCTAGTGTCCACGTTCCACTTCCGTTGTTACCGTAACCGCTTCCAATTGCCGTTGTTGTTAGAGTTAATAATGCACCCGGTTCTACTCCATATTCGTCTTCTCGCTCTAAAGCGACATATCTATTTAACCATTCTACTCCCATAAGGATACCTCTATGTGTTCATTAATAGATGGGTGTCCTATAAATATATGCTTTATCTACGGGTCATTTTGATTCTACGACGGTACGTTATTGTTAATTGGTGAGTACAAATTATCTCATCATTATCTAGTCTAGTATCTAATGTTACTTCGTGACTATCAAGACTATCTGTAGTACCATTGAGTCCTGTAGTGGTATATAATTCATCAAATATTTCTCCTAAAATATTAAGTCCTGTTAAGTATGCGTTTTCATAATTGACACCTTTTGTACTTACAAATATTTCTACGTCGTATTGTTGTTCTATAGATGAGCCACCTAACGCAGTAAATTCGGGAGAAGTAATATTATCTACATATACATGAACATTAGGGTGACTCATAGTCCTAATATTATCGGGAGATATGTCGTAAGCAAACACAATATTTGCATCGTTTACTTGTGTTTTTAGATATGGTTTTGTACTATCTTGTAAATG